CCATTTGCGTTCTTTCCTGAAGACTGGGCCCTTGCGGTCCTTGTGGCCCGGGGGGCGGGGCGGGCGGGGCGGGTATCTTAGTTTTTGCTTCCTCGATCCAGCGATCGAGCATGTCCAATCGTTCAAACGGAACATTGTTCGCGGCCGATCGAAGGAATACGGCCTGCATTCGGCCAATCTCGACTTGAAGATTCTGATGCGGCTGCGGCTCGAGATACTTGCCCTCTTCAATGATTCTGCGCGCGCATTCCATGGTGTAATCGTACGAAGCGGATGCATACGAATTCACCGTTTCGATGTCCGGCATATCAAGCAGCCGTCGGCCGTCGTCGGGCTGCAGCATCCCGGCGTTGATCATGTTCTGCACTTGCGACAAACGCGCGGCTGGTTCATCGGCGAGCTTGTTTGTCGGGTACATCTGAAGGACGTACTCCTCCTCGCGAAGGTGCGAGTCCGCCCACTTGATCGCGTCAACCGTCTTGCCAGGCGACTTGATCGAGAACCCCGGGTAGTCTTTCGCGATCTCCGCCGCCCAGTGGAGAATCTGCTTGGTCACCCGCATGTACCAATCTTGGTACTCGGCATAGCAGGGCTTGAATCGCTGACTCGTCACGTCGGCATAGACGAGCATCGCCTTGCCCGAGTCGAGTCCCGCGGGCTTCTGCCCCGCGGCGTTCATCTGATTCACACCGACGACCTCGAACCCTCGATTCCAAAGTCGATCGAGATGCGCGTAAACATCCGGCGCAACGGTATTCACCGCCTCGTATTTCGGGGGCGTGCCAGCATAACGAATAATACTTGCGACGACGTCGTCGATTTGGTTCGTATTGACTCGTGCATTCTCTTCGACGAGCCAGTGCCCGACCGCGAACATCTGAGCTCGCTGGATCATCATTAGGAGTCGGCTGATCTCGACCTGAATCGGGGCGAGCTCGTCAGCGAGGCTATCTCCGTGCACGCCCTGAATCGGGCGCTCACGATAGAGAAGCTCGCAAGGGAATCGCGTGTGCGTGTACTCCTCATCGAGCACGGGCTCGTCGACACCAACGACGGCTACGACATGCCGGCCAGGGGAATTGCTATCGATCGGCAGATGCCAGGCTTCGACGACTGCACACCATTGAACAAGATTGACTTGATCGAATGCCTCGCCGACGTCATCGAAACCGCTTGTGCCACCTTGCTCGATCAACGCGGCGAGCTCGGGGTTCTTCTCTCCGGTGAACGAGCCGCTCCGGACCTTCTCCGCGAAGGCGTACCGGTCCGCGAACATGACGTGATACCCGTTGGGGGGATTACCGTCGGCAGCTTCCTGATCATCGAAAAGCCATTCCCAAGGAAGATTTCGCTGGATACCTACACGGGGCTTGTCGTCCGTATAATCCTTGAAGAATTTGACTACGCCAAACGGGCAGAGTGCCGAATCGCGAACTACGGAGTAAGCTGAATTGTGCAGGTTCTGGTCATAGCAAGTTCCATCGGTAAACTTCTCGAGGCGCTGCGCGCGACGTTGAAGTGCATCGTCACCGCCTGAAGTAACGAAGGAGATCTTGGGCTGGTCTTTCGTGACCATTGCGGTGTACGTATTGACCACCGCTTTGACGATGTTCAGTGCAAGCCGCCGGCCCCTGCCCATCGTGCGCTGGCGGTAAAGCTTTGGGCTCAAGCCCATCATCGGGAGGGACCCGTACATGCGCATCGCCCGAAGCATTCCCTCGCGCGCGGGGGTCTGGTCTCGCCAGATTCGAGAGGCTACGTCGCAGACAATCGACGCCCGCTTATCCTTGTTCGACTCGAGATGCCAACGGACATCGGAACTACCCGTATCGGCGATGTCACTCACTATCCTCCTCGGGCAGGCCTTCGGTGCACGCGAACAACAGGCGGTCGTATTCGCTCTTGCGTGGCGCGCGCGCTTCGTTTCTCGTCGGCGGCCCGGCTGGCGCGGGGCCTAGCGCAATCTCGAGTCCCTCGTGCTTGAAGCTCAAGACACCGAGCTCGCGCATCGTGTCGACGTATTCACGCAACTCGTTGGGGGTTACCAATCGTCGCCTGAGTAGAACTTCGTGCCCATATCGTGATCGTCGTTAGAGTCCTCAACGCGCTTGCGCGCCAGGTCGTTCTCGTACTGTTCCCAGATTGCCGCGGTCTGCCTTCGGATGATCTCCGCAGGATCGGTCGGGGCCGGAACGAACGCCTTTTGCGAGTACGCCGTCGAGGCGCGCCATGCATACAATAGCGCGTCAGTCAAGTGGTTATCGAATCCGTCCGCTTCCTGAAGATGGGACTCATCCTTCCATGGGAGTTCCGCCAGCTCTTTCAGAAGGGCTTCATTCGACGGTTTGACGACTAGAAGTTCCCCGCGCTCAAGCGCGCCGTTCATCAGTCCCTGGAATCCCCGCTTGGACGCCTTCGCGGCCGGCTCTACGGGCAGACCCCAGCGGCGTCGCATCTCTTCGGCAAAGGCTTTGCCCATGCCACCAACGTCACCTGCGATGAACGTGTAACCGTACTTGCGCTGTAGGTCCTGAACACGCTCGGCAACATCGGTGGGGGAGAGACCGGTTTCTTTCCAGCTCTCGATTACGTAGACCGTTCGGTCCGCCGTTCGATACCCCAGGGTCACGAACGCCGTGGCGTCTTTTACGCCAAAGTCCAAGCCGAGTAGATAGTTCCAGTCACCGGTTTGCGGCTGTCCGGGGATCGTGATCGGCTGCTTGTAGACAAGGCCCCCGGCGTCTTGGACCCAGATACCATCCTCGAGCTGGCGACGGGTCGTCTCGTCAAGCTGCGCTAGGCTTCGCGAATACTCCTCGACGTCGAGATAGGGATTATCCTTCGCTTTCGCTGGAACGAAAACCCGATCCTGGTTTATGCGGAAGATCTGGTCCGGCGTCTTCTCGGAGCCCTCGACGAAGCGTCGATACACCCACATATGGCCGACGCCGCCGGGATTGGCCCCTAAGCGGGCCCGGAGCGGAATGGGCGATCCCTTGAGTCGACGTAGACGGCTGAGGAGATATCGGTACCATTGCTCCGGGAACTGCGTGGCTTCGTCGAATCCGATGTACTGAAGCTCCGCGCCCTGGTACCGGTCCAGGTCCTTTTTCGTGTCCAGGTAGCCAAACGTCAGCGTTGCGCCTGATGGGAACGTGTAGACCTTGTCCTTTTCGGCCCAGTGCGCTCGCGTGCCTTTCAGCCACGCATGGGCGCGGGACATGATTGCATTAGGTAGTGCTAGATCCTTGTACGTTTTTCGTAGGATGAGTGCGGCATATCCCGGCTGGTCGACGTACTTCAGCGCGGCGTGGAGCAACGCATCCGACTTACCGCCGCCCGCCGCACCGCCGTAGAGAACCTCGAGTGCGTCGATCGAAAGGAACTGTTCCTGCTTCGCGAATGGCCGATGCGGCGTCCACTCGGAGTAGCGTTGACGCCGCTTCTCTTCTTTCTCGAGCGCTTCAAGCTCGGCAAGAAGGACGCTGTCCGCGCTCATTCGTCGAGCGGGGCCGCGTCGACGTTCGAGTCTGCTTCCTTAGAGGCGCTTTCTTCCGGCGGATCCTCGGGAACCTTGGCTCCGAAGATCGCATCCCAACCGTCGCGATAGGCTTTCGTTCCACCCATCGGGACCGTGAACGACTTGCCCCAAAGATACTTCATCGGAACACCAACTCGGCCAACGCTCGCGGGTCCGGATTCCACGGTCCGATCTTCTGCGACGTGCCACCAGCGCAGCGATTCGGATCGTATTCGACATGATTCGGGCACCGACGCCGGTAACCCGTCCACTCGACGTCTTTGGCCGAGCCGCACACGTCGCAGAACCGTGCAATCGCGGCGAAGTAGGCCACATCGATCGGGTCGAGTGCGGTCACTTCGCGGCCGGGGCTTCTTTCGGGGGCGCCTCGACATACGGCTCGAATCGCTTGATCCGTCCAAGGGGAATCACCACGGACCCCGTGCCAGCCTTATTCGTAATCGTGCAGAGGTTCGAGACCGTATCGAGCTCGATCCGATATCCGGCCTTAGGCCTAGAGAAGTAGGAGGTATTCGCGTAGGCGTAGCCTTCGCCCCCCATGCGATCCACTTCATCGATTAGGTGCACGCCATCAAACAAGATCTTTGCCATCCGATTCCGGTTTTT